CTAACTTCACTAATATTTTAGTAATATCGCGCTGAATTTCAACCATCTTATCAGTATTGACAGGATTACCATCGTCGTCCACTATCTTAGACAAACGCCGAGATATGTTTTTTACCTCGGTGTTAACATACGAGACTTGCTCGGCTTGAACCTTGATTTCCCGTGCGACCGGAACGAAGTCGTCTTTCTTGACGTATGTGCTGTTCAAGTAAAATAGCGAACAGGCAATCAGCACACCGCCGAGAATTTTAAAGACACTTAACCATTCTGAGATGTGGGAAATCTTTGGTTCGTCGCTCATTTACTTTTTGTGTTTATTCGCTAACCCCTTATTAATCTTCTTTACAATAAATTTTAGGATTTCGCTCCTTTTAATATCATCTTCCGTGAATTCGAAAGTGTGAATCCCGTGGCTTTGCGAATCTTCACCTGAAAATAGATGGTAAAAGTCTTGAAACCCGTTAACGGCTTTAATATCGGGTTGCATAAAATCGCCGCACAAAAAGATCTTTGATCCTTCACCGATTCTGGTGAGGAGCGTTGTGATCTCTTTGAAAGTGAAGTTTTGGACTTCATCAGCGATGATGATTTTATCAGTTAACGTGCTGCCTCTCAGGAAGTTAACCGGAGTGGCAGAGATTCTACCCTGTTCTTTTAAATGATGCGCGTCAGAATGTTCGATAATTTCTTGAATTTTGTCTTCAAGCGGCAAAAGATACGGCTGAAACTTTTCGGCCACAGTGCCAGGCAGCGAACCCATAGACTTGTCAGCGCTTTCAGCAATTGTGCGGATATAGACGATTTCTTTTTCATTTTGATTGATTAGGTTGAGCGCCGCATATACGGCCATGAACGTTTTCGAAGTTCCGGCGGGTCCAGCAATAAACACGATCTTGGAACTCTCGTTTAAAAGTATTTTTAATAGCTCTTGTTGTTTCTCGGTAAATTTGAACTTGCGTTCTTTGAATTTGATCTCCGTTTTCATTTGCGGAATGATAGACTCCGCAGATGCCAGTTTTTGTTTCTTGGGCTTTTTTGCCATAAAAAATTAAACCATCTCTTCGACTACTTGCAGCCCTCCTTTTGCCGTTCCGTTCGCGCTGATCGACACGCTTTGAGAACTCAAAACGCCATCGACAGAGAACGAGTTGCCGTCTGCCATTGTAACAGTTGTTGTGACAACGGTGTTCGGTTCGTAGTCTGAGAGCCACTCTAAGTTAGATGCGCCGTTGATTTGCAACGATTTAGCGATTCTTGCTACGCTAACTTTCTTGGGATACGCATCGCCTAGTTCCGTGTTCGGCTCGCGGTCAACTTCGACGCTAAACGATAAACTTTCGAATTCGTTTATCGGTCGTGTGAAGTTAGGAGCCGAAATTGTAACGGTCATGTTCCGAAGCGGCGAAATGATCATCTTGCTAGTGTCCTGAATCGGAAGAGAAGCGATTCCCGATCCCGTAGACAAACCGTAAGAGTCGAACTGCAAGTTAACGTCTACTGGCTTCCAAGGCTCAAGATTGAACGACAAGCTTTTTAAGAAGCACTTTTCGAAACGATAAGACGGAACTTGAATGAACGAGCCGCTAACAAAGTCTCCCGTTAGTTGCAAAAAGGTAATCAACTGATTCTCGCCCGCGCCCGTCGCGGGAATTGCCGTAACGTTAACCGAAGAGCTTTTCGGTCCAGTTTGGATATAATAATCCACTTCTGGGCCGATTCGACGCACTCGCTGTAGCTGCGTTGTATTAGATGCCGAGAAATCCGTTGCGTACAAAACATTATACGTTCCTGTCGCGGTGCTTTGTTCGTCACCAACTGACAAGAGCGCACGAATGTTATTGCTCGAAACGTAAGACATTGATTTTTTATTTACACTTTAGCGAAGCGATTTGGCCTTTAGTTAATCTAATGCAGCGGTTAAGTTTTTCAACACGAACTGTTGACAAACGGATAAAAATGCGTACTGCTAGAAAAAAATCCAAACAAAGTACTATAAACTATGAGCTTCTTACCGTTCATAACCGTGCCGCTGAGATTCGCCATCTCTGCGGTTCTCTTAACTCTAATCGCTCCGTTTGCAATAGTTTACCTATTGTTTTCGCCCAAACAAGCTTGGGGCGACATTAAGTTACTTTTGTTAGACGCAAGAGATTTCGTGGCAGAAGGAAAGAACGATAAAATTTTAGAAGATGAACGCTGAAAAAGGAGCCTCCCGGTTTCCGGGCTACGAGTCGGAAACGATTAAAAGAAACGTGACCGCTTTTTTAAAAAAGGGGGAGGGGGGCTTCCTCGGCGAGCTTGACCTTCGGCAGCACTGCTGGCACGACAAGACGCGCTGGCAACTGCTCGCGCCGCTCGTTTATGTCACTAAGAACGGGGACGTTATAACAATTCCGCAGAACTTTCAGACCGACTTAGCATCGGTGCCGCGAGTGTTTTGGGCAATCTTGCCCCCGTTTGGCCGATACTCGAAAGCGGCGGTACTTCATGATTATTTGCTTGTTATCGACGTTGGTTGGAGAAAGGCGAACCACACGTTTTTCGAGTCAATCGAAACGTTAGATCTCGACCTAATAACACGTTGGGCGTTAAAGACGGGGGTCAAAACGTACTTTTCATTCAAGTCTCGGTGCGATTCTTTCGCTCGTTGGCTGAGAAACAGGAAAAACGGGCAAGAAGAAGCGTGGCGCGGATGGGAAGGCTGGGACTAAGAAACGCGCTAAACGGCGCGATCCGCCCCTAGCCTATACCAGTCTACCGCCCCCCACCCCTCGCGCCGCCAAAATTGAATAAAAAATAGGAAAAAGGGGAGGGGGGTAAGGAATATATACTAATGAATATATATAGGGATAGATAGTGAGATAGAGATAGTATAGGCGTAGATAGGGCGAAATCGATGGTATAGCTTTCATATGGCAAAATGCATGGTATAGCGTGCAGTTAATGACCCCCCGCCGCGTGCCAGGAAAACCCCCGACTCCAGTTTTTGGAAATCGGGGGGGAGTGTTACCGTTACTTGCGCATGGTTTCCCATGCGGTCGCAAAGTCCTTCGCCTGCTTGTCGCAAGTCGCAAGTTCCTTCGCAATCCAGTTCCGCAGCTCTTCCGAATCGGTGATCCGAATGCCCGGCACAACTCCATCGAAGGCAACCGCCTTGACCAGACCAGTCAGCAAGCCCGAGAGATACGCATAATCAGTTTTAGTTTCCATGATTCAAAGAATAGTGTGGCGCAGTTGTAGCACAAGCTTTTTTTTGGTTTTTTTTCGAGCCTAGCGCGAGCAACGTCAACGCTAGGCAAACGACTAAGGCAAGGCGAATCATGAGACCACGAAACCCGACGCATCCTTGCGAGCCTTGCCCTTTGCCTTTAACCCTACGACAACACCTTGACCGTCAAGGAAACGAAGGTCCGAAGTGTCGCCGTTGACTACGGGAAACCCTTGCCAAGTTGCGGGGAGAATGCTACCGAAAACAACGGCAACGTTTCCGCCTGCACGCAAAACGCGCAGCGCGTCCGCTTCGTTCGCTTCGCTCCGCGAAAAGGTCAAATGATAGTTTCGCGGCGTGAGTTGTAGCGCGTGAGAGATTGCACGGCTTGCGCTCTTTGTGTAGTCATAGAAACGAACCGAGGGGAAAGCTTCGAAGACGCCAAGCTTTTCCCATGCAATATCGCTTGTGCCGTTCAAACGAACGCAAGCTTGCTTGCCGTGCGCGTTGCAATACGCGACGAATGCGCGAATGTCTGCGAACAGTTGCGCCTTGAACGTTGCGAAGTCGTCAAAGAAAAGCTGGGTCCTGCGGATGCGTGCGCTTCTCACGTTAGAGAACGCCCCGCGCCCCGCGCTATAGAGACAGGACGCGAGGCAGCCCGCGCTTGCGTTCGGGCAAACGTTGCCTCGCCCCGCTTCGCGTGCGGGAGCAAGGTAGAGAATCGCGGTCAACCAGCCAAAGGACTCACCTTTGACCGTTTTCGCATCGGCACCAACTGAAAGCAAAGAGAGTTTCACGATGAGAGAGAATCAAACGACGACCAGAGAGTCAACGTCAACCCTGCGACCGTCGCGCAAGATAGCTTCCGCCCAACCTCCTTTGCGCTTGGCAAACGCCCGCGCTTCCGCAAGTGAAGGAATCGCGAAATCGTCGCACACAAAAACGTGCGAGCACTTCGCGTCAAAAGAAACGGTGTAAACTCCGGTCAAGTCAGAGAGAGAAACGGCGGTTTTCATGAGTGAGAGAGTGAGAGGGGAGAGAGAGGGTTTCAAGCTTTTTCTTCGACCTTGACCGGAGAATGTCCAAAAATCTCAATATACCGAAACCAAACCTCGCCCCAAAAGTCTTCGTCATAATCGGTCCGGTAGCTCGTTGCGTTTCTCGCCTTGCGAGCGTTGCCGTAAAGCGCGAGGCATTCGGCAAAGACGTTTGCGCGAACCTTCGTCATAACTTCGCCTTCAGTCATTCCAACCGTCAAACCAACCATCGCGACCTTGTACCCGTCATATGCTTTTTTGTTTTCCATGCTCTTAAGATAGCAGAACCGAACGCCGAAACAAGCTTTTTTTTCGACAAAGTGCGGACTAGTTTCATGCCAACTCGCGAAAGAATCGGCGGAAACTTTCGTGCCAAGTCAGAATAAAAAAGAATAAAAAAGAATAAAAAAGACTTGACACGCGCCAGGCGAGCGGGTTTTTCGCGTCAAGAAAAAAGTAAAGTTTTTTTGTAATTGACAAAGCGCTAACGCAAAACGTTTGCAATCCAGGCCAGGTGGGCGGTGTTGCAAATGAGTTGCGTTTCCGGGCCGGGCCCGGTTGTCGCAAAGCAATTGCATTGCAATAAGTCCACGCTACATAATTGACTCCTGGGACTTTTCGCCATTTTAAATTGTAAAAAAATCGTAAAAGCCGATAGCTACAAAAAAAGCTTTAATCTCTAACGGTGAATTTATCTGCTTGACACGGTTTTTTTCGAGACGTTGGCACGCTTTCTGACGCAAAGTTTTTTTTGTTTTTTTCTCGAAAAAGCGTTGACCGCGCCGAAAAACTTCTCATTCTAGAAAGCATGAAGACCACGACCGAAGTTAAGACGCTCCGCACGATCAGCACGAAAGTTCGCGGCATTTGCCCGAAGCAGATGGCGAAGGTTCACGCGCTTCTCGCCAAGTTCGAGAAGCAGGACGCCTTTGCGTTCGCCGCTCGCAACGGCATCGAGACTTCCCCGATTCCGGTTCGCGTTCGCTCGACCGAAGACGTAGTTTACTAAAATCCAACACCATAAAATCAAATGAAACACAATACCGATTTGCGAAATGCCGAGTTTGAGCTAACGTGGAACGAAACAAATCTTCGTTACTTGCTTGGCGACGAAAACCCAAACCAAGAAAAAATCGAAGCTACGAAAAAAAGAATTGACCAAGTGAAGGCAAACATTCAAAGTTTGAAAGAATAAGCTTACCCGAAGACGTAGTTTACTAAGGCACCCCTACCATGAAAAACAATACCCTCACATTCGGACTCTTTACCGACGCGCAACGTGTCGCAAACTTTCTGATTGCAAACCGGATGTCCTTTACCTTTTCCGCTATGCGGACCGAGTTGGGTTACCACTTGATTTTTGTTTGGGACATTGATTTGCATTACGCCCAAGGCTTTTGCCACACTCACGCAATCGCCTGCATCTCGCGTTACTTGGAGCAATAAACTTACAATAGCTGAAACGCAAACGGTTTGCAAAAGCGCAATTGCAAACCACTTGCAAAAGCCTAAATGCAAATGACTTGCGAAAGCAAAGCGTTGGCCTTATATCCTATTTGTTGCAAACGCGCTCCATTTTCTATTTATCGCACTCTCTTTCAATTTTCCTCTTGATTCATCACAAAACTCTGCTAATTTAGAACCATGAAAACCTCAATCATCATTGCTGCTCTCGTCGTTGTTACTGTTGCCTTCGCCGCTCCATCGGCATCGGACAAAGAAATTGTTGCTGCAACGCTAATCCTTGAGGCTGGTGGCGAGCGCGACCCCCGCGCAATGGCTGCGGTGCGCGAAGTTATCGCCAACCGCGCCAAGCGGAGCGGCAAGTCGGAGAAGCAAATTGTCCTTGCTCCGAAGCAGTTCTCCTGCTGGAATGCTGGCACCGAGTCGGGCATCGCTCGGGCCAAGCGCCACGCGAAGTGGCGCGAAGCTCTTGAGCTTGCCTCAAACAAATCTGTTACCGATTACACGCGAGGCGCGGACCATTACCACACGCTCGCCGTCGCGCCAAGCTGGGCAAAGCGGATGCCGAAGACTGTCACGATCCAAAACCACGTTTTTTACCGTTCGAACAAATAAAGGAAAACAGTGAAGACTTACTCCGAAACGCTTTTGGAAAAACAAGTAGAACGCTTGAAGCGCGAAAACGCTGCTCTGCAAGAGCTAGCTGCGCGGCGTGCAGAGATAATCGACATCATGAACCGCGATGCAGCTTCGCGAGTCTCCGATGCCGTGAAGAAGCTAAAGCAAGAGAACAATATACTGCGCCGCGCATTAGAGAACATCGCATCGATGAGCGAAGTTCTTCCTCCCTCAACGGATGAGGGAGTGTTTGCTCGTCTTACCTTAGACGCGGTGAGCGACAACCCGCCGCCAGCTTCATTTGAGGCTAAGAAAGGAGGTGCGTCGTGATTATCAACAATGAGCATTACGAGTATCTGCAAAGACGCATCGAAAACCTAGAAGAAGAGAACGGCGCTCTGAAACGCAAAAACGCCGAGTTGCGTGACGCGCTTGACCGTTCGTGCAACGCTGAAGAACTACGGCGGTTAAGAGCAGATAACGAAAGACTCCGCGGCAGAGTGCTGTTATCGAGGTTAAAAGAATGAACTCACCTAAAAAGAAAATCCGTTCCGCATTCTCTTCTGGGGTGAACCTTGGCAGTTCCGTCCATAAGCCGCGCAAGGGCAAAGGCTCTTACAAACGCAAGAAGAAAATCGAGGCGGAATAAAAAATAAGCTTACCGCAAAAGAATTGCAATGCTGACCGGGCCTGGCCCGGCTATCGCAAACGACTTGCAATAAGCCCCCTCCCATTTGCCATTTGTAAAAAAAGTGTCAAAAAGAAACGGGCGCAAATTTCTGCTTGACCAGCTTTTTAATCAAAAAAAATGTGTTGACACGGTGTTTTTGCCCGATACCCTGCGCCCTAGGCACCGAAAGAATCTTTGCGAAACTTGAAAAAAAGTTTTGACTGCGGCAAGGTCTGGCATCACAGTGATGGCGTTATGAACAACATCCTAAAGAATAAGATCGAAGAGATCGTCAGCAAGGGCGCGGCAATTGTCGCTTTCGACTACACGAAGGAAGACGGCACGGTTTCGCGCCGCAACGGCGTCATCGGCTACAAGCCGTTCGGTGAGCGTCAATGGGGCCAGCACGTTAGCAAGAGCATCGTCGTTTCCGGTAGCGGCGAAGAGTTCGTGACGGTTCGCACCAACAACGAAAGCAGCGGCGACGGTCACGCTTACAAGAGCTTCCGCCTGAACCGCATTTCTAACTTCACGTTCAAGGGCGAAAAGATCTGAAACTTTTGCTTGCAACTAACCAACCAACCAATAAATTCAGTTCGTTATGAAAAACACAGTTAACCTCCACGTTTGCGGTCGCGAAAATTCGCAGGTCACCCTGAGTGATCTTGCTCTTGTTAAGACTCCCGAGGCGACGGATTCTTTCCGTCCGATTCCCCATGCCGATCTCGTTTCGGTGCTGCGCGAGCAGCTTGCCGTCGCTGGTCTCGGCGTCGTCAGCGAGTACCATACGCTTGCGCGTTACGGTCAGCGGTACTTCGGTCTCTTTGAGATCGACATGAAGAAGCCGAACGCGACGAGCGGCACGGTGATCGGCTTGCGCAACTCTCACGACAAGTCATTTGTCGCGGGTATCTGCGCGGGAAATGCGCCGTTCGTCTGTGACAATCTCTGTTTCTCAAACGAGGTCACCCTCGGACGGAAGCACACGGTCAACATTCTGCGCGACCTTCCGAACGTTGTCAGCCGTGCCATCGGCAAGCTTGGCGATATGTGGGTCGCTCATGAGAACCGCGTTGAGCGTTACAAGACGGTGGGCATCGACTCTCGCGAGGCTCACGACCTTGTGATTCGTTCGTTCCGCGCTGGTGCTATCGGCAAGACGATGATTGCCGACGTGATCGACCAGTGGGACGCGCCGAATCACGAAGACTTCTCCGAGCGCAATCTCTGGTCGCTTCACAACGCCTTTTCGGAGGTGTGGAAGGGAAATCTGATCGCGATGCGCGACCGCTCGGCATCGCTTCACTCGGTGCTCGATCCGTTCGCTGGCCTCACGGTATCTAATGAAGTGATCGAAGTCTAAGTTATCGGGGGCGAGTGACAGTCGCCCCCTTTTTTCTTTGCCCTATGTCAAACGAAGCGTTGCTTTTGTTTGTCTTGATTGCTCTGATCGTCTTGCGAAAAAAAACCAAATGAAGACTAAAACTAGAATCGAATGGATGCGGACGCGATACGAACTGCGAATTGCCGAACTGAAACACTCGCTTGAGCGCGTTTCAAGGTACGCTGATAAGACTCCCGACGAAGCGCAAAAGATGTTTGATCGGATGCCTCCGGTCAGAACGTTTCGGCGCAATGGATGGATGAATGAGGACGAGCGTTGGGCGATTGCGTTCTACGCGCAGAAACTCCCTCGCCGCACGTCACGCCAAAACTGCGGAATTCACCTGTACGAAATCGCCGCGAAGTTTGCTTGCTCGCTTCCGACTGTTTACAAGTATTCCAGCTACGACGGAGAATAAAAATATGTCATTCAAGACCGAGGTTTGTGTCGATGGTGAGTGGGCGTCAAACGCTCTTCGTTTCGCGACCGAGCGCGAGGCGCAGCTTTATGGTGCCGAACTACTCTCGCGGTGGTTCGTGCCGACCGATGCGCGTCCCGCCGAGTCGCCCGATGCTGTAAACTATAGATTCGACGAGCAGCAATTCTTTGCCGTGCCGCTGAGTTAATATAGTTTTTTATATAGCGCTATATACAAGCCCACTCCTCACCGAGTGGGTTTTTTGTTGACGCTTGTGTTGAATATCAACGAGTTACGCAACCGGGAAGTCGATTTTCCTAAGTGTGTGTTGTGGCGTGAGTTAGGGGACCGGGCCAGGCCGGGTGCCTTTACCACATTTTCCCTCGTTGTCAAGCGTTTTTTAATTGAAAAAAATCATTTTTCGCGTAGAATTCTGTTGATCTACGAGAGAAAACCATCATTGTCTCTCTTGTCAGCGTTCTTTAAAACTTTTAAGTCAGGAGCCAAAATCTGCATCTCGACGGCTAAGTGAATGGTAACAGCAGACACCAAAACAGCCTGACTTTAAAAAACTAACCAAATCACTGGCTCCAATATGCGTTTGGGCATTGAAATGCCAGTGGACAATTTCTTAAAAAAAATCTTGCTTTGCGAAAAAACTCCCGTAGTCTTTGATCTCATGAACAACAAACCCTCGGTCATCCGGTTTCTCCTAACGTCAGATTCTTTCCATTGGGCAGTCTCCGACTCGGTCGAAGGTGCCGCAGAGAAGCTTATCAGCATCGGCGCGAAGCGTACGAGCAAAGTTTTCGGCACGATGGTAGCGAACGACGAAAGTCCTTGCGTCTCTGCTGAAGGTGCTCTTTGCTACGGGGGCAAGGAAGCTCCCGACGCTTGGCTCGTTCACCTCGGCTTGATCGGCACAATCGGCGGATTGATTCCAAAAAATCGTTGACCTTTCAAAAATATGACGACCGTTGCACAATTCATTGACTACCTTAAGACCCTTCCGCCCGATGCTAAGGTGCGGGTGCTTAAGTACGACGCATCGAGGCTTCATCCGACTGTCGAGTTGGTCGATCTTAAGCTTCCGACGACCGCGAGACTACCCGCAGATAATAATTGTTACTTCTGGGGCGATAATCGCCTTGACCTTGGACTGAAGTGACGCACTCTTTGCACCGAAAAACTGTTGCTAACTTCAACTTCGAAGAATAGGATACCAAGTCATGATCAAACCAACCATCCATCTAAACGGCACCAGCCCTGAGCGACTGTTTGAGGACTACCACAAAGCATCCCTTGCGGTTAACGCTGCGATTGATGCTTTGGCTGACATCGAGTTTCATTCTCGCGATTACTACCCACAGGACAACAAGGCGTTTGAGCTAGCCCGTGCTCAACGGGTCGAGCAGTTCACCAAGTTGCGGGAGATCCGTGACGAGCTACGCGACGTAGCCGAATACGTCAGTAACTTCCGCAAGTGAAACTACTGCACTCTTTCCACCATGAACATCACCCTATCAGAAACGGAAGCACGGCGCATCATTCGCGACAGGTTCGACCTGTCTCCGACTGACGGCATCGTTTTTAGTCGCGAGCACAACATCGGCCTCTTGACCGATGCCCTTCAGAATCTCGTGTTGACGATCAATCGCCTGCCCTTGCACGAAAACGAGTTGACCTCATCTTACCGTATTGAGTTGATCCGCCGATTCAACGAGTTGACCGACTGCGGCTTGCTCAACGCAAAGAAAATCTCGGACGAGTTTCTGTCTCGCGAGTATTCGGGGCGAACCTAATAAAAAAGAATAAAAAATGCCACTGTCGCGAGACGGTGGTTTTTTTGTAGGCAAAAGCTTTGCGTTAGTTCCGGGCCAGGCCCGGTTTTCGCAAATCACTTGCAACTACAAACCGCTTGCAAATGCAAAAGCCTTGCAACTGAAAACCACTAACAATTGCAAGGCAAATGCTTTATTTAACCGTTTGCGTTCATTATTTAGCTATAGTCGTTCCTTATTTGCTTATTTAGCTATTCACGTTCACTATTACGCCTGCGCCGCTGGCGCGGCTTGCGCGGCTTGCGCTCGGCGCGGCGGCGAGTTTTATTCTCTTTTGCTTCGAAGATCTCTAACAGGTCCGATACTAACACGTCGCTGCCGTTGTATTCGATATAGTGGTGCACAGGATATCGGCGCAGTTCTTCTAGAGTAATTGGTGTCATGTCGTTTCCTCCCATCTGAGATTAAACACATGAGGGAAAAACCCTGACGTGCATCCGCCCATCTTAACATACACGCGACCGCTCGACGCTGGGTGGCGCGGCGGCTCGCCCGAAACTAAAAGAAATTTGCTTCCGATTAGAGTAGTCACGACCGTATCGAACGCGACTTCTCGGTTCTTGTAATCAACGAGTTTCCATTTCATACGTTTCCTCCTGTTCGAAGTTGAATGCTGTGGCGTCACCGTAGAAAGCGCAAGAGTCTAAGTAACGAAGCAGTTTATTGTAAGCCTCTTCTTCAGTCTCGGCAGATATATTGTCAACGAAAGTAATTTTGAATTGTTTCATATAGAATGTGCGTTAATCGAATGCGCACCCCTCGCTCCACTCACTTCTTTGCGGTCGCTTCCTCTAGAGCTTTGATCCCAGCGGCAGTGATCTTGCGGTTGCCTTCGATGCGCATGAAGCCGCGCTGAAGAAGGAAAAGTTCCGTGTCGCGCTGCAACGCGCCACGACTGAGACCCGTGACCGCCGACAGCATATTCAACGAGCACTCGCCGCGCTCCTTGAGCGTCTTGAGCACTTGAATTTCTGCGTTGACAAGGCCCGAGGCGTTGATACCGACCCGCTCGCAGAGGTCAGCCCAGTCTTTACTGCTGAACTCGCGGCGGTTCTTCGTCTCACAGTAAAGGTCGATCTGTTTGGCACGCTGCACGGACGAGCGAGCGTTGGAGCGAACCGTCTTCGCCACGCGCTCTAGTACGTCGCCAACAAATTTGATGTCGGGCAGCGTGAGTTGAATGATCTGCGCCACTTCCTTCTCGTTGTACGGCTGGAAGTCAACGAGCGTCAAACGATCTTTCAGCGGCGGGAAGAGACGATCCGCTTCTGTCGTAGCAAGAATAAACGATTGCAGTTTGAAGTTGAACTCGTACATACCCTCGCGCCAGTTGACTTGCTTGACATCGGTCTTCTCGGTGTTAAAAGCCGAGAGAAGCGTCGTCATGAGGTCTTTCGGGAGGGCATGGCACTCGTCGAGCAGCACCGTGACCTCGTTGCCTTGAATCACGGGAGAGAACACTTGCTCAAAGAACACTTGAGCGTTCTTGATCGTGCCGCAATTAACTTCGAGGAACGGGCGCGACTTGCCGTCGTTGCCGAGGATCGAGCGAGCCGCTTCCTTGGCGAACTCGGTCTTCCCTTGTCCCTTCGCGCCAGCGAGGAGAACGAACGGGAAACGGCGCGATTTGTTCTGAGCATCAAGATAGAAGTTGAGCTTGCGCTTAACGTCTTCCTGACCGATGAGGTTCTCGAAACGAGAGGTCGTGGTTTTTGTGGTTTTCATGTCAGCAAAGAATTCTAATCAATTTAAAATCAGAGGCGCGTCAGCTTGTACTCGACCTTCGGAGTCTCGGCAGCTTCCGACACCGTAGGAGCGATGCGCTCGATTGTCAAGCCCATCTTCGTGAGCCAAACGCGAGACACGGGTACAGGTGCATCGTTGACGAGACGCGAGAGGTCAGCGACCGACACGTTAACAAAAGAAGTCGCGCCAGCGGGACGACCGCGACCGCGCTTCGTGGGAGTAGTGGTGGTTGTTTCCATGAGAGCACAGTACCACACTTTCGCGCCCGATCAAGCGTTTTTATCAAAAAAAACTCGATCTCACCAAAAACTTTTCCGCGTGTTTTTAATTCTTTTTTTCTGGAAACTTGACCGTGTTCTCGTTGCCCTTACGAAACAAGAAAAACTTTCCAACTAGAAACACGAAACCGAACACCACTGCGACCGTCATCATGTATCGCAAAAACGTCACAAAAGCGGAAGGTTTGCTTTCGCCAACATTTTGCTCCTGCAAGTCACTTGCAAAAACTTGTTGCGAACTGTTTGCAAAAGGCTGTTGCAAATGGGTTGAAACTGCAAGCGCATCGCTTTTGCCCACGTTATTTACCTCGATAGCGTTCACCTTTTCGTTATTAGGAGAAACGGCGTTCGTATTTAGCTCCTGCGAATTTTTATTATTTTTTAATACATCGAGGTCCGCAGCGCGAACGATAACAAAATCTTTTGTTTCTGGCACAGCGTAGAATGAATTGTCTACCTGAACGGCGCGAGCATTATTTGGCGAGTTCTCGTTCGTTTTTTCTGTTTGTTTATCTGGGGGGCGAACGAACACGGGAGCGTTCTTGCTCGGCGCACGGTTTCCGAACGAATTGCAACCAGATAACAATAGAGCCACGATAACCACAGATAGCGTATTAAGACGTTTCACGTTCATATTTACACGGTTGGCATTCACTTTTTGTATTTTGCCCTACTAGAAAGTTATCGGTTCGTTGCGAAAAAATGTTTTTCTCTACCGGGAAGTTATCAATGCGTACAAAACTCATGCCTGGGGCACACTTTTGGCATATTTAATTAATTTAAATTCGTATTTGGCGCGTCTCTGTTCGTGTTTTTTGTGTTTTATCCTATGCAAAACCTTACCCTTACGCTACTATACCGTACCACACTAGCACTAGATGTCAAGCGTTTCGCGCTCAATTTCTCGTTTCTTTCGTTTATTTTCTATGTACTTTTTGGCAGTGCGCGTCACGATGTGCAATGCCGATGCCGCGAGCAACGCCGCGCCGAACGCAACTAGTAACATCATGAACAAGAACCACTTAAACAATTGTGTGAGTTTCTCGGAGAGTGAATCGAATGGCGTGTAAGATAACACAAGTGGGGAGAAATGGGTGAGAATGGGTGAGAAAAGGCGAATTTTAAATAGAGGAGTCGTGGTGGTATTTTTAATTACCCCCCTTCTTTTTCTTGTCTATTCTTCCCCTATTCTTATTCTTATATAACTTATCTTTATCTCTATCGTCTCTTATCTCTTATCTATCTGTTTTTTAATCTAATCTTTACCCGTATTCTGGGGGTGTTTATGTCCCTAGCGTCTGACCGTTCAAAGGGCACGGTTTCTGGTAAAAAAAGAACCCCCGTAGAGGCGGTCTTTCGGGGCTTAGTTTCGCCGCTTCTTTTTCTCTAGCCTCGGCCCATTTTCTCCTCTGAAAATGACCTTTTTCTCGGTCTTCGGGAAGTCGATATTTTTGCTACGTTTTGACCGCCGTTTTTCGCAAAGATTTAAATGCATTTTTTCGATGTCTACCTCGCTACTTTTCTCGTAGAATTTACGGTGCTTTTCCTCTGCGATTTTCATCCTCAGAATTGCGCCGAAAACCGCTGCCAAAACCAAGAAAAAAACGGCCAAAAACTCGGATGAAATGAAGGCGAGGATCATACGTTTCCTTATTCTAATTGAGACAGTTTCTCATTTATAGTTGTTTTTTAATGCTCTAATCTTCTCGGGTATTTTAAATTCAAAATCGTTTCGAACTGTTGCAAAAAATGCAACTGTTAGGTTCGTTTAGAGTTGTTTAATTGTCTTTTTAACCTTTTCTGGCTCGTTTACTGGCTCGTTTACTGGCTGAACGAGAGCGACTAACGCTTGGAAGCTCGCCTTCAAAGCTTCGTGCTCGGATAACGTCAGCGATGACGCATTGTACATCGCGACCAAGTTATTGAAAGCATTTTCGATTGAGATGTTCGAAGTTGCGGCAGTGTTGTCGATTCGATTCTTGAAAACCGAGATCGATTCCTTGATCGCTTCGTGAGCTTCGGGCGTCAAACGAACTTGGCGGTGAAGCAGTTCAATATTGGATAAGGCTTGTTGATTATTCATGTTTAGTAGGTTGGTAAAGATTGTAATGATCGGTTTAGATCGTGTCTTCTGCCGTTACGCAGATCAATAAAATTAAGATCGTTAAAAACGTCGCGATCATTTTAAATTATTTAAAATTTGAGAGCTTGCGCGAATCTTCTCGCCAAGACCGTCAACTATTTGGATTCCGAGTTCTTTGCATACGGGCGATTCGGGGATCTCTCCAGCGAATCGGTCGCCGCCTTTCGCAAAGATCGTTGGGCGCAACATTCTTAGCGTCTCGCATTGAGTAGCATCCTTATCGATGGATAGCACTACCTTATCGACGCATCGAAGGGCCGATATGATCCTAAGCCTATCTTCCTCTGTCTGAAACTTTTTCGAGCCTTTTAGCTCAACTTGATGATCGGAATTAACGATAACAATTAGCTCATCACCTAGTTGTTTCGCTTTCTCAAGGTATTCGACGTGACCAACGTGAAGCGGGTTAAAGTAACCGCTTGTAGCTACGATAACCCGCTCCGTTGGTTTAACCATGCCTTATATCTACTGACCGTTAGTCACGGACGTTCTGAAGACGTGCCGTGAAAGGATCGTACTCTTGCTGCGAGCCGAACTCGTAAGTCCCTGCGGGGAGACGAATCGTGTCGTGCCGTTCCTTGTGCAAGCAACGGACGGTCGTTTCGACGGCGTTCTTCATAAACAGCTTGCCATCAGCGTCTTGGAAGAAATCGACGCCTTCGATCTCGTCTACAACATGGTGATTACCAGTTGTTTCCGAATCTGCGACGATAACGTAACCCGTCTTTGACTTGTTCAACTGCTTCGCAGAGCTGGGGATGCTGCTCTGGAAAATCATGCACTCGCCGTGCAAGATTACTTCGTTCTTCTTCATATATGTATTATTGTTAGTTGTTGTGGATTGTCTAATTAAATTACATTAAATTACGCGATAGCAACGATCTTCATCTCGCGACCTCCGAAACGTTCCTTGATCGCGTCCTTGAGCGTGCGGCACTGCGGCGAAACTGCTTCGACGTGCCAGATTCCGGTCGTCTGATTCAGCATCTTCAGGTACGGCTGATAATCGACGCCGAACAAGTTCTTCATATCGTGAAGCTCGTACTCGCTACGATGCCACCAGTCGTGAGACTTCTCGTCGTAGTTCTTGTAACTGTCAACGAGCTTGCCAAAGTCGAGCATTCGCTCAACACCGAACTTCCGAACAAACTCTGCCTTAACGTCAGCGTTCTTTTCCTTCTTGAAGAAGTCGAGCGAAAGCTCTTCGGCAGGAGTCATAACGAGTTGCTTCGGAACGGTAACGCCGTTCAAAGCGTAAATCTCATTCGCTCCGCTGTAAGAGAGAGCGGGACCGTCCTCGCAATGCAAGCCGAGGTTGTTCTTATTGATGATCGTTGGCGGCTGGCAAACGACGCAAAGCGTGTCGAGTGGCCAAACCATGCCGTAAGGCTGGCAGTTCAAGAGAGCCGTGTAAGCCTCGATATTGTCAAACTTAATTCCGAGTTCGTTGCGGCAGAACTCGTAGAACGAGAACCATCCGGCCCAGAACTGACAGTCGAAGTACGGATACACGATCTTCTGGTCCTTAACGAGAGACTCGATGAAGGCGTTCTGCTCGGCTTCAACCTTCTCGCGCACGCGCTCGTCGAACTTAGCCTTCGTGAGCTTGCGCTTCTTTGTCGTTTCGGCCTTCGTGAGCTTCGCGACAACATCCTTTTCGATCTTCGCAAGCTCCGTCTTGACTTCGGGGTGATTGCGAGCCGTTTCGGTCGCAACGACGCGCCAACACTCGGCTGGCGAATCGAGCAGCACAACGGGGGCAGGGTTTGAGCGATTCAGCACAAGCCGCTGGAAAGCAGTGAAATCGCGCTCGGCATCGACGAGCGTCTTGCGCTCGGTAGTGAGACCCCGACGTACCCACTCTTCAAGGTAGATGGGAATTTTCTTCTCTTGTTCTTCGGTCAGTTTTTCAATCTTCTTCATGGTTATTTGTTGTTCAGTTCAACGCGCATAATTTAGCACAGTTGTGAGAGGTGTCAAGCGGTTTCGAACTCTTTTTTTGAAAAAAGTTCAAGAATCTTGTCGCGAACAGCTAAATCTACTTCGCGGAAAATTTTGTCTACGATGTCTCGCAGAATAATCGACGATGTGTCGGTGGAAAGCTTGTTCGCGAATCGAGGATCAGTGATTATTTTTAGAAAAAAATCTCTCGCGAGTCGGTTTCTTTCGCGAAGCAAATTGGCGCGCAATTTTTTATTCATTTTTTTTATCGTTCGATTGTTCATTGTTTTAAATTGACTCTCCGCGCACTTGATTTGCTAATTGAACCACAAGTTTGCTGTGCGAATCGCTGATAAGGTTTTTATTGTTCATATTTGCTCTCTCACTTGACTCCACATTTGACTCCACACTTGGTTCACCACTTGGCTTTGTATCTCGCTGGTAAGTTTTTCGCGCTTCATAATAATGAGTCGAGAACTCTGTTTCGCGTTTCGTTCCCTACTCTTAACTGAACGACGCCTACTAAGTCAACAGAAATCTGCGCAATCACTTCCGTTTTTAACTCTTCCCTCGCATCGAATAGCTGAATGCTATTATTTAAATCATAAATTGAAGTGTCCGATTGATTCGTAGCCTCGGCTCGCACCAATTTTCTAAATTTGTGAATCGATTGTTTGGCATTCATAACGCCGCTATTCGGTACATTTCTGATTGAATCTTATTTTGTATTTCGTTAACTTGCGAATGGCGCATTTGAAGCGCAACCGAAACTCTAAATCTGCCGTCCATTTCTTTTTGGATTAAACTCGTTTGAGCCAACGACAAATCACTTATTGGTTTCGTTGCTTGAATCCAAGCTTGATCGAGCGTGTTTCGCAATTCGTTGAAAAGTTTTTTTTGTTTCATAAAATAGGCCGATAACCCACTTCCATTACGATTTTGTTGTAGATTCGACTACGCACTTGGCCGCGCACTCGCGCCCACATTTGCATCACTATTTCGTCTCGCAGTTTGTTTGCGACTTCGGTGGTCATCGAACTCGACGCCCGTTTGTACATTTGATACTTAATCTCATCGATAACGTTTTTACATTTCATAAGATTCTTGTACTTGCAACCGCACGAGACGTTGCTGTCGATTCCACAATCGACTCCAGATTTGACTTTGCGCTAGTAGTTCCAACTTTTTCGCTGTTTGGCTCTCTACATGAGCGTGTACTTCGCTCCATAGTTGATCGTCAACTCGATTCCACGTTTCGCTCCGTATTCTGTCGCGTATCTCGCTGATAAGTTTTTCGCGCTTCATGGGTTGTCGTGTATTTTGTCCCGCACTTGGTCACGCACTTGGCTCCTAACTGGGTCCAACAATTGGTTTTGCACTTGGCCCCACGCTTGGCCACGCGCTTTTCCTCGCGCTTGACTCCACATTTGGTTCCCCACTTGGCTCGCCACTTGGTTCCCCACTTGGCTCTCCACTTGGCTCCACACTTGGTCTCGTAGCTTGCTGATAAGTTTTTTGCGTTTCATTATGGAAATTCCTCTCGCAATTGAAATCTGACTCGATTCTCAACTCGCTCCACTACTTGCCTACCGATTCGGCCCCACACTTGGTCCTGCGTTTGATCCCGCATT